TCAACATCAACTCAAGCTTTTGTATTACCCGCTGGTGCACTTATCACCAATATGCAAGTAATTACAACAACTGCATTTACCTCAACAGCTGTCATTACGCTATCTATTGGTGCCACCGTAATTTCGACAGCATCAGCTATTGTAACAGCGGGCTCTAATGCAGTAGCTGTAGCGGCTACTGCAGGCGCAGCAGCACTTGTTGCAAACGTAGGTACAACAGACGCTATCGTTACTTATACAGTGACAGGAACATCCATTGTTGCAGGGGTAGGTACTCTTGTAGTTCAGTATATGGTGCGCTTATCTGACGGTACTTATAACCCAACATCGCAAACTGCGTAATTAGTCTGTGGGGGAGTTTATCTCCCCCCTTTTAAATAGGAGATTAGTTATGAGTATGCAGTATGACGTCAAGAGTGCGCACGCAAGTGTCGCTGGTAGTTTATACGGTAGTCGAGTTCGTCTTAAAGGTTTTGTAGTAACCCCAGCAGCTAGTACAGCGTCTACAATTACCTTTAAAGATGGTAGTGCTACCGGAGATACTTTATGTGAAATAGACATACCTTCTAACACAAATCCAATCCCGTTTTATGTAGCTATTCCTCAAGAAGGTATTTTATTTCAGAATGGGATTTATATGGCTCTTAGCGCGGCTTTAACCGGCGTAACTATCTTTTACGGGTGAGCCATGATGGACGACCAAATTAAACTTGCTGTTCATGAAAATGAGATTAAACACTTGCAAACTGATATGGATAAGTTAGTTAAGGATATGGAAGAGCTTAAAGCTTCCGTTGCTGAAATAGGTAAAACCCTTTCAGAAGCTAAGGGCGGATGGCAAGTTTTAATGGTTATGGGTGGTGCAGGTGCAGCCTTTGGTGGTTTAGTTGGCTGGGCGTTTGAACATTTCTCAGGTAAATAAAATGGCAAAGAAAGCTCCAGTATTAGCAGTAGGTAGAGGTGAGAAGCTCCCCGTTTCTAAGGGCGCAGGTCTTACAGCCAAAGGTCGTGCAAAGTATAATGCGGCGACTGGCTCTAACTTAAAAGCACCAGCACCAAATCCTAAAACCAAGAAAGATGCGGGAAGACGTAAGTCTTTCTGTGCACGTATGAGTGGGATGCCAGGTCCTATGAAAGATGAGAACGGTAAACCTACACGTAAAGCAGCATCTCTAAAACGGTGGAACTGCGGTGCCTAGTACAAGTAAGAAACAACGTAATTTCATGGCTGCCGCCGCTCACAACCCAAGCTTTGCAAAGAAAGCGGGTATACCAGTAAGTGTAGCTAAAGAATTTAATCAAGCCGATAAAGGCAAAAAATTTAAAGAAGGTGGTAACGTGGCTAACTTAAAAAAGTTATTTAAAGGTAAAGAAACTTATAGCGAAGAGCTTAAAGAAGGCAAAGCTATTAAATCCGGCAAACTTACCCCCCAGCAATATGCTAAAGGCGAGAAGATGGAAGACTCTAAAAAGATGAAAGATGGCGGTAAGTGCATGGCTAAAGGCGGCGTTACTCGTGGTGATGGCTGCGTAACCAAAGGTCACACAAAAGGTAAGATGATGGCTATGGGCGGTTCTTGCTATGCTAAAGGCGGTGTTACTCGTGCAGACGGTGTCGCATCTAAAGGTCACACTAAAGGTACAATGGTTTAAGGAACTCTTATGAAAAACAATAGAAAAAGATTACGCATCTTAAACGCAGTTAAAGCTCCTAAACGTAAACAATGGCGTGAAGGTTAGGTGATATTATGGCTAACGAACAAAAAAGACGGCGTATTATAAATTCAAGGAATGCTCCTAAAAGTGGTAAAACTTTTGGTGGTAGTTCTGTGTCTAGTACGCCTAAAGAAAGTCTTATGAACAAAACTGGAACATACCGTTTACCTTCTCAAGTTACAAGACCTGATACTAAATTTTCGGCAAACGAAGATAGTATAAAAGGCAAAGATACGTCACCTACAAAAAAAGCGCCTACAAAACAAACTAATTTTTCAGCAAATGAAGATAGTTTAAAAGGTAAGTCATCCCCTTCTTCTAGTGTAAGTAAGTCTCCTACACCTCAAACTAATTTTTCGGCGGATGAAGGTAGTTTAAAATCTTCGGCTAAACCTACACCAAAAGGACCTACCCCAGAAGTTAAATTTGGTAGTACTGCTGAAAGAGAAATGCGTTCAGCTGCAAATGCAACTAGAGGAGCTACAAGTAAAGTAGCAGAGTTATCTAAAACTGCTTTAGCTAATAAAGATATTTTAAAAGGTGCAGGTAAGATTGCTAGTAGAGGAGTAGTTCCATTAACTGCAGCTCTTGGCGCTAAAGAATTATACGACAGTTACAAAAAATATGATGAGCTTATGCCAGGCACTAAGCCTAATATGAGCAAAAAGTCAGACTCAATTGTAGATGCTATTAATGCGGAACCTAAAGCAAAAGCAGCAACACCTGATGTAGAAATTAAGAAAACTGAAATTGTAAAAACTGCACCAGCAGTAAGCAAACCTGCATTAAAGTCAGGTACTAGTAAGCCTAAAGGTCCTACTGAAGGTGACCGCGCTCGCAATAGTATGGCGGCTGAGTGGGCGGCTTTTTCTAAAGGTAGAGAAGCTGATACCGCTGCGCTAAAAGATATTACAGACCGATATTCAAAAACGGGGACGCTTGTAAATCCTGATGAAGAAAATGCTCGTACTAAAACTGAAGCTACTGAAGCTTTGAAAAAAGGCGGCATGACTAAGCGTCCACCTAAACCTGCTAAGAAAGTACCGCCTAGAAAGTTTGCATCGGGCGGTAGTACATCACGTACATCGGCTTCTAAACGCGGTGATGGGTGTGCAACTAAGGGTCACACTAAAGGAGTATATCGGTGAGACCTTGCAGAGGTATGGGTGCTGTAAACCCTAAAAAGCTCCCTGGACGAAAAGGTAAAAAGAAATGACAACATCGGGTACAGCAAACTTTAACCTTGATTTAGGTGACTTAGTTGAAGAAGCGTTTGAGCGCTGCGGACAAGAGCTTCGCAGCGGTTACGATATGCGCACAGCTAGACGGTCTCTTAATCTTCTAACCATAGAATGGGCTAACCGTGGTATCAATTTATGGACTATTGAAGAAGGCACAATCGCGCTTGTACAAGGTCAGATTGAGTATGCATTGCCCGATGATACTATTGATTTACTAGACCATGTAGTACGTACAGGCACAGGGCAAAACCAAGTTGATATTAATATTAACCGTATATCCGGCTCAACTTACTCTACCATCCCTAATAAGAATGCACAGGGTAGACCGATTCAAGTATGGATAAACCGTCAAACTGGTGCAACTTACCCTGACGCAGCAGTAACCACTAGCAGAAAACCTCAGATTAATGTGTGGCCAACACCAGACCAAGACTCATACTACACCCTTGTTTACTGGCGCTTACGTAGATTAGAGAATGCTGGAGATGCTGTTAATACTCAAGATATCCCGTTCCGTTTACTTAACGCTATGGTAGCAGGACTTGCTAGTTATTTAAGTATGAAGATTGCTGGCGTAGACCCTAACCGTATTCAAATGCTTAAAGCAGACTATGAACAGCAACTTGACCTAGCTATGTCAGAAGACAGAGAGAAAGCAAGTAATCGGTTTGTTCCACGGATTATGCACGTTTAATTATGTCAGTTAAATACTCGTCAGGTAAGTGGGCACATGGGTTCTGCGATAGATGCGGACAGCGTTATCAGCTTAAAGAACTTAAAAAGCTAACCATTAAGACTAAGGTAACGAATATACTTGTTTGTCCTTCTTGTTGGGACCCTGATCACCCACAGTTATTACTTGGCTTATTTCCAGTTTATGATCCTCAGGCTTTACGTAATCCGCGCCCTGATACAAGCTATTACCAAGCGGGCTTAAATGGGTTACAATTGACCTTAACGGATAACGGTGTACCAACAGACGGAAGTCGTATATTCCAATGGGGCTGGGCACCAGTTGGTGGGGCTTCACAATTTGATGCAGTACTTACACCTAATTACCTTGTTGCCATCGCGTCTGTTGGCACTGTTACAATCACAACTTAGAGAACGACTATGTCAGGCAAAATTAAAACAGAACCAACCCCTAAAGTAGCAGGCTACCCACAAACAGGCATTAAAACGTCTGGTGTTAAAACTCGTGGTAATGGCGCTGCAACGAAAGGTAAAATCGCACGCGGACCGATGGCATAACTATGACGTACGATGAATTGTGTACATCTATTTCAGATTACGTTGAGAATACGTTCTCGACAGAGCAGATTGATGTCTTTATTAAAGAGGCAGAGCAACGCATCTACAATTCAATTCAGCTTCCAGACTTACGCAAAAACGTAGAAGGGGTAATAACTGATGGTAATAAATATTTGCAATGCCCTGATGATTTTTTATCTGTGTATTCTATTGCTGTCTATGACCCATTGCTAGGTAATGATGCTGAGTATTCATACTTATTAAATAAAGACGTTAACTTTATTCGCGAAGCTTACCCAAACCCTAACAGCACTGGAACACCTAAATACTATGCTATTTTTGGTCCTCAGTCAGGGAATATAAATGAACTTACATTTATTTTAGGTCCTACGCCAAACCAAGATTACAACGCAGAGCTTCATTATTTCTACTACCCGCCATCTATTACAAGTGTAGAATCTGGTGGTATGACGTGGCTTGGGGATAATTTTGATTCTGCATTGCTGTACGGGTCTATTTTAGAAGCTTATACCTATTTAAAAGGTGATGCAGACATCATGACAAACTACCGTCAACGCTACGAAGAAGCAATGAACCTACTCAATACACTGGCTACGGGTAAAGATAGAGGCGATGCATATCGTAACGGTCAAGCAAGGATACCTGTTAGATGATAGTACAAGGCCAAACAACCAGCTTTAAAAAAGAACTTTACGAGGCTATCCATGACTTTACTACGGATACGTTTAAAATTGCTTTGTACACAGCTAATGCCACGCTTAATCAAAACACCACTGAATACACTGATGCAGACGAAGTACCTGAGACGGTGCTTATTAACGGAGTGCCTACTCCTACTGGATATACGACTGGTGGGCAAGAACTCTTGAACGCTACAGTAAATGCATCTGACGGGACTGCGTACATTAGCTTTGACAATATTTCGTGGTCTACATCAAGTTTCACGACACGCGGGGCATTGATATATAATAGCTCTCAAGATGATAGGTCTGTGGCTGTACTGGACTTTGGTAGCGATAAAACAACGACTTCAACTTTTACAATAACTTTTCCAGCGAACACAGCGACTTCAGCTATTATTCGCT